AAATTTGAAACTAGATCTGAGTTTTTTGTTCCCATATTATTTATCTCCTATTACTCGTTGCAAGGTATTTGAACAACTTTTTCTTCTTCCATACGTGTTGCTCCGAGATCCATCGAATAATACACCTGGGTGCTATACGATTTGTCGGCACGTTCTGAAATTTTTGCCGATACATCTTTTCCAATAGCTAATTTAACTGCATCTTCTGTAAATGCAAAAACTAATCTATCAGTTGTATATGTAGCGTCTTTGTTCAGCCTAGTTGACATTATAAATTCAAAACCTAAGAAACTGTTTATAGTTCCCGTAGCAAGCGCTTTCACGACTGCATAATCACTTGAAGTAACTTCTGTTACCGCAAGAAGATCTTGAATTTGTTTTGGACCACAAACAAGAAATCTCTTCAAAGAAGGATCTACATCGTTGTTATCCAATATATATTTAGCAGATCGCAATTTAGCAATCGTCAAACCATCTGACTGATCTGAAGTTGCTGTCTTTTGTCCGCTTGGTAGAGCAGTGGAAGTTCCACCCGCAACACCTGTGCTAGCAGATGCATTCATAGCCGTGATAATCACGTCATCAATGCTTCTATTCATAGCAGCAGCAGCCGCTCTCGCATACGTGGAAGTAGGATCTATAAGCATCCTCACTTTATCCGCGTCATCTACGAGATCTCCCCATTCGTAGGTGTCCAAACTTACGCGTCTGCGTGAGTGGGGGGTGTCGATTTGAGGTGTGTCTGCATGCCTTGAACTCCTGACCTGAGCGGCGGTTACGCCAATTTGGTCAAAGAAAGCATTTTTGCCTCTAACCGATTCCACATCTACTGCACTTCGTAGCTTAGAACCTGTTTGTTGTGCCAGTAACGACACATTAGCCGAATACTGTTCAACAAAACTTGTAGTAATATTTATACTCATAAATATTTACTCCTTGGTTAGTTGTTAATGTTAAGTATTTCGGTTGATTATCCTTACGGATCTTCCTGAGATTTACATCCTCTGGATGTTAGTCTTTTCCTAATGTCAACTAGGGTCTTGCGATTATCCTAGTTATACTTGCTATACTTGATTTTTATTATCTCGTAAAGCAAATTTTTTTTAAGCAGTAACCTCTTCATTATTCTTTTTCTGAATTAAGGTTTGTACTTCCTGTACGGCAGCATCATGATTAGGATGATTTTTATCCCAATACGCTGATCCAGTCTGCTGTAATTCGTGAATTTGTTTATCAAGCTGTGCAGGAGTTAGATAGGAAGGTCCAGATGCCTGAACAATATTATCCTCTCCCATTTTATCCGCTAATGCTGCAAAGGCTTTTATAATCGTTGGATGATCTCCAAGTTTAGTTCCATCGTTTAAATGAGTACTGTGCAGAAATTCTTTATCTATTACAGATAAAGCTACAGCTCTTGCTTTTTGCATTTTTGAATCATAAGCCTGACCCCACTCTTGTTTGAGTTCTTTGTTTGCATTTTCCAATGTAGCTGTAGCCTTTGAATTAGAATCCTGTAATTCTTGTGCAAGCAATTCATTATAAAATTTAACCATACCATTAGCTTGTGTAGGAAGTAATCCTAACTTATGAGCCTGGTCTGAAAAACTTTCTAATGATTTTTTATTAACATTGGCATTTTCCGGAATATCATATTTATATTCTCCCGGAGTTTTAGGTCTACCCAATTTGTCATAAACCTCAGACCAATCTTCATCGTTAGCATATTTATTTGGAATTGGTATTTTATCAGAGCCAACTAATTTCTGTGCGTGGATATAGCTTTTGGCTAATGATCCAACATCTTTAATACTTTCTAAAGATTTATCAGCTCTAATATCTTCTGGAATACTTTGTTTCCAGTCGACATTTACTTCTGGAGTCTCTGTTTTAGGGTCTCCAGACAGTTGACTTTGTTCTGGTGCAACTGCTACCTCTTGATTTTCACTACTCATTTTTCCTCCATTTTTTTAGTGAGCATATTTTTAATAAACAAGATAACGGATCTTGTTCCTTCTAAAAATGCAGACTCATGACTATCGCCTTTAACATGCGTAGTCGCATGATAGCTGCATCTTTTTTCCAAATCATCCAATACTTTTTTACCATTATCGGAATTGAAAATTTGTTTGTAAGCAATAACTAATTGCTTTAAAGCGTCTAATGTTTTTTGGTCTATTTTATCCACCCTGGACTGCCTTTAAAGCAGGAGCAATTTTTCCTGCTGACTCAGCGACTTGTTGAGCTTGTTGAAGCTGTATTTGTTCCATTTGCTGTTGTTGTTTTTGTTGTTGTATCTGTTGAACTTCAGCCTTGGATCTCATCATTTTAGCAGGTAATCCTAAAACATCCTTAACGTGATCGACTAATCCATCAACATCAATATAATCAAATACCGGAGCAACATTCTGCATTGAGCCAAAAATTTCAATTCCCCTCATAATAGACGAAAGCTCCTGAGTTTTTTGAGCTTTGGCTAACGGAGAGACATATTCAATTTCTATAAGTTCGTCTCCAAGCATTTCCGGTCTTGGTAAAAATTTTGCATTTTTATCCAGTAAATTAAAACATCTGGTTATCAATGGTTGTAATAATTCTGATTGCAGCCTTCCTAGTACGGGACCCAGCAATCTCATCTTCTCCTCGGTTCTCTGCATAACTTCCGTTGCTGTCATCTGTACGCCTTGAACCGTCATTAACTGATCGACAAAAAAGTTTTCCCTAATAGCTTTTCTTCTCTGCTCTTCCATTTGAATACCTACAGGATTATTAGCTCCAATATTCAATGGTTCAATTCTTTCCCTAGTTCCCGCTCGATAGAAATTTAGTCCTCCAGGAACCGTTCTAATCGGTAAAATAAATCCATCATCTGGAACCATTAAAGGTGGATCAATCTGTTTTTGTGCTGCTCTAATAGTTGTCTTGGACATCGTATTCAACATCTTCGTATCTGGCAGCGCGTTCATTGCTGGAGATCTTCCGTAAATTTCATTCGATGAAGATTTTAAATATCTAGGTACAACGTATGGAAATTCCTTAAAACCACCTTCTCTTAATAAAGATCCAGTATCCTGATGAACGTGGCAGGAAATATAATCCATATTCTGCTTGTTATCATAACCCATTGGAGTGTTGCTTTTAAAAATAGAATGAAGAATAACAGCTTCGTCATAAGGCTTTTTATCAATCATTATCTGCAACGATCTTGGCAACTGAGCTTCAGGATACATTGCTTTAATATTTTTATGCTTTAAATGAAATCTGCGGGTTAAGCTATCGACATAACCTTTTTCGTTTTCTGTAATAAATATTTCTGAAATATGAATAGTTTTAAATCTTAAATCATCTTCAACATCTTCTGAAATAAACATTGCCGATGTACCGAATGCCAATAATTCGTGGTAAAGTTCAAAAACTTCCTGCTGAAAATTAGATCGCTGAAAAGCCTGCTGCATAATTTTCGCACAGCTTTCTAGCCATTCAACCGCCTGGTCATCCTTGTTGATCGCCTCGTTTCTATATTTTAATATAAACCAGGGAGAAATAGTATTAGTCAACATTCCATTTAAGGATGCTGCCAATAATTCTAAAGCATGCGTTGCTGTACCATCATACATCTGATCGTGGCGTTTATTGCCTTTAGTATGCTTGATCGTTATGTTTGATTTTCTTGGTAAAAAATAATCAGCAATATCCTGCCAATGTTCTTCCCAGGTTGACCGTTGAGCTTTTAAACTTTCATACCGCTCAATAACCATTTGTGCTTTTGGTGTAATTGCCATCTATCCTCCGAGTAACGAATATTTTTGTGTTGTTAAATCCGTATCGCCTAATCCTTGAGCTTTAGTCATAATCATACTAGATCTTCCTTTACCTCTCGATATATCTTTTGCTGACGTAGCGGTTACTTGCGAAATTTCCGCTTTTGTCGGTGCAGGTGCTACATACGCTGGTGTTGGTGCCGGTGGTGGTGGTGTAGGTCTAAATACTCTTGCAACTCCTCCCATATTAATCTCCTCCTAATAAAGTTTTTTTATAAATAAGTTCATCTTCATCCATCAAACCAGAAGCTCCGGTTAAAATGGTAGATGCTCTTCCTGTTCTTCCAGCTCTAATTCTGGCTCGTTTAGCCGCAATCTCTTCCTGTCTTGCGGTATCTTCATATTTTGGTGGTGCAGGTAAAGGAGCTGGCGCTGGTGGTAAAGCCGGCATCGCAGGCATCTTTGGCATTAAGAAACCCATTGTCTATTATCTCCGTGTATTGTGTATTCACTCATTGCTGTTTTTTGAGATGCTCTTTTTTGCCTAGGCAAATCTCTAATTCCCAAAGCCATATAGCGCGCAGCATCACAGGCGTGCGATGACCAATCTTTAACCGGTTTATTATGAAACATCTTCATTCTTTCATTATACTTTCTATGATAATGTTTCAAGGCATCAATTAATGGTTTTGTTGTTTCCATATTAAACCAGCATTTCGGCAGAACCATTTTCAAACTGTGAATGCCATCTTCAAAATTTAGTTTCGGCAGAATTTTAAACCTTATACCCAACTGATAAGCAACCTCTCTACGGGTTTTTCCGGTCGAAAATTCTGTTACTTCTATATCGTGCGGAGCATAATGATCTCCGTAAACATATTCCTTATCTTTTACCAACTGGACATAGTGTGGTAATCCTTCCCTATTATTCTCATAATAGTCAATTATCAAAATTTGATTGGCAAGCTGCTGAAAAAAAATAATAGCTGTACTGTCATCAACTCCCAAATCCCATGCGGTATGGACCAACAATGCCGGATCGTAACCCACCCTGGATAATTGTTTTTTTTCTTCTAAAGTCTTTATAATCTCTCCAT